TCCATGCCGCCCGCGCCCTCCTCATCCTTCAGCGCCTCAAAGGACACCCTGTCCAGGATGCTGTTGGCGGCGCTCAGGCGTATCTTCACGTCGTCGGAACTGCGCACGATGCGCACAAGCTCCGCTACCGCAATGCCAGCCGCGTGCGTCAGTGCCCGCCGCGCCGTGCGCAGCGACTTCAGCGC